AAAAATCTTCTGTTGGAAATTCTGTTCTTGCAGGTCTTGCTTTTTGTAAAGCTTGTGGATCTGCATTAGTTGGCTTTGGTTGTAGCTGTGGTTGTTTAGCCTCGTACTCTGATATATGTACAAAAGCACCATTCCATTCTGTAACCATTTCATTGTATGGAAAAGCCATACCTGATCTATCCGATATTGCTAAGGCAAATTTACCTTGTGAAAAACTAGACATTAACTTAGTCCTGGGTAATATATTTTAGGAGAGATATAAGTAGAATTAGAAGAACCATCTTCTGATTCAGCTCTTTTTAATTCATCCTCATATAACATCTTTAATCCTTGTTCTCTTTGTGGTGCGTATTTTTGTGCTAAATAAAATGCTAGTCCCGTAATCATACAAGGTATAAATCTATAGGGTACATCAGTTGCATTAGTGTAAGCTCCTACATCATCAATTCTTTTTGTATAATAAAAATTAATAAAATTTCCTGCGTTAGAACTACCTGGTGTTAGATATAAAGTCATCGTTACTTTATCTATAAATCTTTGTACCCAGTATTGTGTAGGTAAACCTAGAGCAGCTTTATTTGAAAATGCTTGATACTGTGATCTACTAACTCTAGTCATTGGTGTATCAATAGTTGTAGCAGCGACTCTATGATTGGCTTCTTGAATATCGTCCATGCCTCTTGGTGATTGTAAAACAGGGTCTGTATTTGCATGAGTTGCAGCCGTGCTTCCATTAACACCTCTAACAACACCAGTTAAATTTAAACTAGAAATTCCTGTGTAAGTCATTTGTTCAGTGCCAATTGTTATTGTACCGAATGTTGCAAAACCTACGATCGAGGTACAGGGAACAGTGACTTGACTGTTTGTCATTGCAGCTGTTAAAGTTGTAGACACACCATCAGAGGTACCATCTGTTGCAGATCTAAAAAAAGTATAAACAGATTGACCGTTTACTAAAGTTACGTTTTGATTTATTACTTCCCAAAAATGTAAACCTCTATTTCCCCATTCGGAAAATAAAATGTTTAAAGATCGTTTAGCAGTTTTTAATTGATAGCCAGATACACCTTGAATACCGATACGTTCGTAAGCATCTTCAATTATTTCATCAATGCCTAAGTTCTTATCAAAAGTATAAGAACCTGAAGTCGTATTAGCCATGAGCTTACGCTCCTGTAATAGTTAATGTAACGCTGCCGTCCGTACCACCGGTTTGAGTTAGTGTAGCACAAATTCCATTTTGAAATAGGATACCTGAACCTGGCATATAAACTTCTAGTCCTTCAGTTTCATATCTGTAAATAGCTTTTAAATTACCTGATGCCGCGTCTCCTGCAGAAGCTACGTCATGTAGAGATAAAACAGAACCTGCTTCTCCTCTTCCTTGAATAGATGTAACTCTAGCTCTAGCCCCTAATAAAACAGAAGCTGCCCCTGTAGTTTTGTTAAGAGTTGTTTGGTCACTTGAAAATGAACTCATAGTTTTTTCTCCTTAAATTTTGTAGAGGCCCCGAAGGGCCCCTTAATTATTTATTACGCGTCTGCGTATGGTGTTACTAAAGTACCTGATCCAATTAATAAACAATCGGAAACCATGTACTTAAGAGCGTCGATAGCTGTAATAGTTATTATACTACCAACAATTCCACCTTTTGTAGTACCATTCATAGTAATAACATCATTAGATGCTGCTGGTGCAAAAGCTTTTGGTGCACCATTACTTATACCAATCATAACTGCACCAACAAATTTATCAGTACCATCAGTTTGAATATCCATACTAGTCGCAGCTGTTTCAACAAAAAATTTAAAACTAGTTCCGATAGTATTCGGGTTATTGGGATCTCTTCCTGGTCCTGAGTTACTGCTTCCGCCTGTACTAATAATAGTTGGTAAAGTAAATTTACCATCTGCATCATTTGTAAGCATTATTCTGCCTGCGTGAGCTGCTACAGTTAAAGATGTGTCAGCTGTTAGATTTACAAAAGATCCTGGTCCAATTGATTGAAAACCATTTCTAGATCTTACCGGTCCGTCGAATGTAGTGTTTGCCATGTTAATATCCTCCTAGATATATTCAAATGTAGTCCCTAGGGATTGTCGACTATACGCGTCCACATTTAATAATATTATTTATGTATAGTGCTAATAGTATATGTTATTTTTGAGTAGAGTGCAAGAGAGCCCTAGGTATTTATGCATTTCAGCGATGTAGCTTTTGTCTAAGTAGCTACAGAAACTTGTGGAGCAACACCTTCTACAGTGTTTTGTCTGTGTGCAATAGCTGCTTCTTCCAGCTTGATGTCAGTAATAACTCTTTTAACTTTATCATCTATCTTAACCATCTCAAGAGTATACCTATTATTATCTAGGTGCTCCTGTTGCCACTTCAACTCCAAGGACCTTTTTTGTTTGTATAGGTCTTGTATCATCGATAACCTCTTCATAAGTTATTCTATTTAATCCCGAATGATATGCATCTCCGAGATATTCCCAAACTATACTCTTTTCTCCTAGCTTGTCAAGTATTGCTTTTTCAACACTTTCAGCTGTATCTTCATCATGCTCAATATTAAATTTAGCGTGATAATTGTAGGCCCAAATGTTGATAGAGGTATTTTTCATGTTTTGTCTTTCTATATTTAAAGTGTGGCGGAACTATGTCCGCCACAAAATTATTACGATTACGCTGCTCCTGGTGATCCGAAGATACCTCTAGGGTCAGAGAATCCAAAAGAATATCTCTCTCTAGCTTTGTATCTAACGTTTCCAGTTTCGAAGTCGCCTTCCATTGCAGTTTTGATTGGTGATCTAACGAACATTTTTAATCCATTAGGAACATCAGTCTTGATAAAGAATGCGTCAGTATCAGTTAAGTAGTGATTAACTACATAACCTTGAGGAATCATCCCCATGTTACCAACTGCATTGATATCATTATCTGCAGTACCTGTTCTACCTTGAGACTTCATAAGTCTTTCAGCAGTAAATTGAAGCGCAGAAGGAATTATCATTTTAACTCCTTTAGCTGCAATTTTTAGGCCTCTTTCATCAGTCATTGCTGCAATGTCAATAAGAGCTTGCTCTAACGAAGTTTCGTTTAAGTCAGCTGCAGTTGACAGTTCATTTTTGAACGTTCCAGCCACAATTGGGTGAACAGCAGAACAAAGTTCTACTCCATCACCACCTGTGAAAGACGAACTGAACGCGTTGTTCAGTACGTTTGCTGCTTTAACTTGTTTAGCATTTGCCATAGATCTAGCTAATGCTTTTGTATATCTAGACGCAAGTCTATCGTACAAGTTATCTTCAATCGCTTCTTCAGTGATTGAGAACGCTAAAGCAAGCGTTTCGTGTGTGTATCTAGCAGTGAAAGATTCCTGTGCTGTATCGTAGTTAACGCTTGAACCTTCAGGTTTTACTGAAGCGTTTGCGAAACCACTTAACATTACTTCTTCTTCAAAAGCTCTGTCCGAATTTTCGACATCGAAAATTTGAGCATGCTCATCTGCGTAGTTTTTGTATTCCAAGCCGAATAATGCATTCAAACCTGGCTCTAGTTCTTTAACTAGTTGTGCTCTTGATATAGCCATAATTTATACTCCTATTATACGCCTGTTGTTAATTTAAAGACATGTTCGCCAGTGTTGAATACAACATATGCATTTGCATTTGCTGAAGCTACATCACTATTGTCAGGATCTTTTGATATACCGATTTGTTTAAAACCGCCTGATGTACCTGAAGTAGACGTGTCTAACTCCGAAGTTGATTGACCAGTAATAGCAGAACCTGCTACTCCTACAAAATCAAAAGCCGAATTATTCATCAGTGCTGTTCCAGTACCATCATGCTGTACTTCATACACGATATTAGGATCTACATGAACTGTAGCTACTATATCCGCTGCTGCGACTTGTGTGTATGACGCTTTAAACGTAGGTTTACTTGTTGTGGGGTCAGTAAAAAAACAACCACCGAATACACCCAATTGTTGTGTGTCTCCCGCTGCTGCTGGTTCAATACCACCACCTGCTACTGCTTCAACGACTTGTCCACTAAAAATTGAACCTGACGCGTTGTTAGCAATTGCATACTCTTCTGCTCTGATTAGTCCACCAGACAAGTGTCTTGTCGGTTTAAAACCAAAAGCTGCATCTTTATTTGCCATGTTATTATCTCCGTTTGTCTGCCCGAAGGCAAACGATTAATTTAAATCGTTGGTAAGAATTGCTAAAAAATTAACTTTTCTTTGTACCACCGAAGGTTACACGAGTCTGTCTATCACTATTGATAGGCATACTTGGATGCTGCTCCTTCATAAGATCGTTATCAATCGCGTTATTTCTATCTTGAAGTTGTTTTTCAAAATACTCCTTGCGCGCTTCTACAATCTCTTCTGGTATCCTTGCTAGCAGTAGGCCGCCAACTCCGATCACTCCCTTGTATTTACCAGTATTAACAGTTGGATAATCTATATCAGAATATTCATCGGATCTAACCAATTCAAAACCTGATCGTAGTTTAGCTGACATATTTGATGTGTCGTCAAAACCCATCGTTTCAGCTCTTATCCACCTATGTTTAAATCCATCTGGTGCGGGTGGTGCATCTAAAGATGATGGTGGAGTCCAAACTTTTTTTTGTTCTTTAACTTTTGTTTGGCTCGCACGGGAGTCTATTTTTTTATCGTTTATCATATGCTTATCTCTCCTTCGTGATGTTTAGTTGTTTCGCATAAAGTTCTAGTGGCACACCTAATTTTTTAGCAATTGTTACTTGAGACGGTGTGAGCCTCACTGTTTTGCGACTATTATTAACACTTCGCGTAGCTGACGCTACAGTTTGTGTAGGTTTAGTCGATTCCCTAGTTTCGGTTTTACCAAATTTATGCGGGAAGTCAAGTCTCATTCTTTTATCTACTTCAGCATAATATTCGTCTGAAGCAGGATCAAACCCTTCTTCCTTGGTTAGTTTTTCATGTAAATCAAAAGCAGTGTACGTCATAGCACTATCTTGACCAAACCAAGTGTTTTTGTCAGCCCATTCTTCGGCTCTTGGATCTGGTGCAGCTTGTGTTGGTGCTATAGATTCTTCTAATGTTTTTACAGGTTGTTGTATTTGTCTCATCTCCGCTGTTACTCTTTGTTTCATTCCAGCGACTCTTGATTCTTCAACACCTAATTTAGCTATTTGTTTTTGTGCATCAACTTCGGATGTAATATCTCCAGCTTCTCTTGCAGCAACTAATTTTGCTTGTGCTGCTTGTAAACCAGATACAACTCTACCTTCCATTGCATTAACATAACTAGGTTCTAGATTAGATACTTTTGTTTTTAGTTTAGAATGTTCATCTTGCACACCTTTGGCATATTCTAAAGCAGCTTCTCTTTGTCTTTCTGCTTCTCGCCATTTTTTAGTAAGTTTTGCAATTCTTTTTTGAACGCCATCACTATATTGTTCTAGTTCTTCTTTTTTAGTTTCTTCTTTTTTCTCTGCAACTGGTTCTTTGTCGTCCTCGCCAACTCGAATATCCAACTGCTCATCAGATTTCGAAAGTGTACCATCGGACTTATTATCGTTGTTAATAGTTTCATTATTTTCATTCTCCTTTGTTTCTTCTATGTTAACTTCTATTTCAGGTCCTGAATTATCTATGTCGACCATTTCTTCTACTTTTTTATTTTCTTCTGGCATAGTTATCTCCTTCTATGATTAATATTGATGAAATATATCTTCGGGGTTATTAACGGTTGCTAAAATTTCATCGTCATTTAGCAGTCTTACTTCCCCTCCGTCTATCTGTATTCTTGATCCTGCATATCTAGCAAAGATAATCCAATCACCCTTCTTGCACCACGGGCCTTCGGGATATCTTTCTTTATCATAGCAATGTGGACCCATTGCTAAAACCAAACCGCAATTAGATGCAATTTGAGATTTCTCAATAGTGTCGTCTGCTAATATAATACCACCTTTAGTTTTTTCTTTTTGTTTAAAAGGTAGAACTAAAATTCTCCATCCAGTAGGATTAGGTAATTTAGTTAATTCAGCTTTAGCCAAATCTTTTTCTTTAGGTTTGTTTTTTTTATCTTCTTTATATTTTTCTTCCAATGCAAACTTATGCTTTGGGACTTCTTGAGTTGAGGTCGATGACTGTTCCTTGTTCATTTTTTTGCTCCTTGTTATCTAGCAGGTTAGAGATTTCCTGTAACATTATTTGATACGTTCTAGCTTGACCTAACATATACTGATATTTTTCCATGTTGTCAACGCCACCACTTATCAAGATGTCACCTACTTTTTGTAGATTTTCTCTCATTGTTTTTTGTAGTTTTGATAGTATTGTTAATCCGTCTTCCATTACATTTCCTTTCTTTCTATTCTAAAATCTTCCAATGCTTTTAATTTTTCTTCAGCACTAGCAATCTTTTCGAATTGTTTGTCTAGTTCATCAATATGTTGTGGGTGTTCCCCAATACCTACTGAATTTTCTAAATATATTTTTATTGTTGCGTGCGCTTCAGCAATGTGTGCTTCGTATCTAGCTTCTAACGCGTCTAATATAGCTGTTCTCATTTAACATTTCCATCTTCTCCGTGCCTGTCTTATTCGTGAGTTAGGATCATTTTGAGTTTTTGCTGATGACTTTTTTAATTGTCCTAGTGATCTAGCGCAGTATGACTTCCTACGATTAGCAGCTTTTGATCCTGGCTTCACTTTTCCAGTTACGGCTGTTTTTAATTTACTTCCAGGATTTGCGGACCTGTAAGCTCTTACACCTTTTGCTGTCATTCCAGCTCCAGATTTTGTCGGTCTATAATTACCACCTGTACTGGTAGTTTTTCTTATAGAGTTTGCGGGCATTAAACCTTTTTAGCGGTCTTTGCTGCGTTTATAAAGTTTTGAGCAGTAGGTGCTCCTTTGGTTCCAACTTTTCTCATTTTTTCACCTGAACCACCTGCAATTCTATCTTTTTTAGCTTTGATGTTTGCGTATAAACCAGGTCCACCAGCAGCTCTTTTAACTCTGCCGCCACCCATAAGTTTTTTTTTAGTAAACTTATTTTTTATTTTACTACCTAATTTTTTTCCTAGTTCGGCTCCCCCTATTGCTGGAACTCCAAAATTTAAAATTGTTTTAGCTATTTTTATAGCTTTTTTTCCCCC